CTTGATACTTAATTATTTTGTTGTCAGCGTGACCGATTACTGCGATATAATTTTCCATATTTACCTACATATACATAATATTAATTGTACCAGCATCAAAAGCCTCTGAACCACCCTTAGTCGTAATACGAACCTGTGTTAATTCTGCTGACAAATCTTTAGAACCAGCACCCCATGAGTGATCGTAAGAACCAACGCGAAATGAACTACTAGACGTCCACGTGTGATTAGTTGGGTGGTGTAGTGACAGTATCATTTGCCCACCGCAGGTATTACCGGGAGCTACAGTTATCCCAAAGCCTTGACTTTCATTGCTGTTGGGTGTGCCGTCAGAGCCGATTGAAGCGTTTGCATTATTACTTCTTTGCGATCTATAATCCGCTGTCTCTATTCCACCGCTATCACCGATTTGCACCATCATTTCATCACCTCCATTTGTACTAAAATCGTGCATTGTGAGAACAATAAGACTAGTACCAGCGGGTATTGAGCCAAATGTTAGTGATGTTCCTGATCCAGACTGTGGGGTAGCGTGTGTAAATCCAGCAGACACAGCAGCAAATACTGGAACAGAACCAGCCCCTTGAGATTTTAAGAAATGACCTGACGTACCCGCTGCCACAGTCGTTGGATTGCCTGAAGCATCCCAAGTTATTAACTCACCATCAGTGCCAGCCTTAAGTTCTGCAAGGCCAATGGCATCATTTGCCATTTTTGCTTCGGTGACTATATCTGCGCCAAGGTCAGTTGTCGCTGCCAAATCAAAAGCTGGTTCTTTTCCTAAAAACGGCATTATGTGATCTCCATAAAGCTCATACTTATATCGATATAATCATTAGCTGCGGCCTGCGCTGTGATGCTATCAGTAGTTTGTAAAACAATTTTTTGACCACCAAAAACTTCAAGGGTTGACCCTGCTGGTATGCTAGTATCTTTTAATAAAAACACATCAGCGTTCGTGTTGGGATTGCCTCCACTTGTGTCTGAAACAAGTTTAACATCAATGTCCGTTGCACTGCTGTGGCGGTTGCAGATCGTCATGCCAAGTATCACGGAAGTCGTAGAACTTGGAACTGTGTAAATTGTATCAGCAGAGCTATGGTCTACACTCGCCCTTGTTACAACTTTAAAAGTATTAGCCATTTTTTTTCTCCTAACCCAAAGCTATAGCGAGGGCAACGCTTGTTGATTCAGCGGCTGTTGCCGTAACACCGCCTAAATTGCTGAGTGATGTAGACGCACTCGCTACGTCCGATAGATTGTTTGCTGCTGCAAGATCGCCAGCACCATTGTTACCTGAAAAGGCAATAACTACACCAATAATATCGCCATCAGCTAACGTCCCAAAAGTAGCTTTATGTGTCACGGCCACTTTAGAATACCCAGAAGCATCTGTGACATTGCCACTCACGGCAAAGACTGCTCCAGCAGAAGCAGTTCCAGCCTCTTGGATATAAATCATTGCACTATCCCCAGCCGTAGGATCGTCAAGACTGTCGATAAGAGCGTTAATGCTGACACCATTGTTTTCTACATCATCAAAATAAAGAACCGTAGCACTGGAAAGTGTTGCATGATTTGCCCAGACCTTACCGTTTCCAGCATCGCTATCCGTTGTGTCGGTTTCCCAAGTCATAGAAAGACCCGGTGCTTTTGATGATGAATCAACATAAGCCTTTACACTTTCACTAGTAGCAAGTGTAGTTGCACTTGCATCGGTCATCGCATCAGTGTCGTTAATACCTGTTACTGTAGCACCAGCCGATAAAGCTAAAGATGTAGATGCTGTGACAACAGTACCCGTTAAGTTAGTAAACTGCCCAGTTGTTTGGGAAGCAGCGCCAATAGTTGCTCCATCTACTGTACCACCATTAATATCTATAGTGGTAACTGTACCAAGATTGGGTGACGTACCTGAAAAAGTTGCACCCTCGGCTAAAAGTTGAGCGTCTGCGTAAGTAATGTTACCAGTTGTCGAAGCTGTTGCCGTAGTTGTACCAAACGCAAAGCTGTCTGCGCTTTCATCCCAACCCATAAATCCATTGTTGCCAGTGGACCCCCGCTCCATGATAATACCAAGGTCGTTAGCATTAGAAGTTGCTCCTGAATTTAGCTCAATTAACGGGTCTTTTACTTCGAGGTTTGTAGCATCATTCGTAACGGTTGTGCCGTTGATCGTTAAGTTTCCTGTGACGGTAAGGTTACCGCCTATTTCTGTGTTATTAGTTGTAGTCACTGCATCGACATAAAGATTAGCCCAGCGAACAGAGTTTGTGCCTAAGTCATCAGTGCTATCAGTATCAGATACTACATTGCCACCGTGAGTAGTTACACCTATTAGTTTAGATGTACCTCCAACGTATAACTCCTTAGCAATACCTACGCCCCCATCTGTATGGATAGAACCAGTAGTTGCTGAAGAGGAAACAGTTGTGTCATCTACAGATACAACGCCACTTGTTGTGACAGTTGTAAACGATCCAGCGGCAGGGGTATTAGCCCCAATAATACCATCGTAGTTAGTAGATGTTAGTTTACCGTTAGCAGAGTCAAATGTTAAGTTAGTACCAGTTTTGGGTAATTGTGATCCTGTAGCTGAAGTAACAAATAAAGGAAAACAAGTAGTGTCTGAGCTTTCATCAGCAGTAAAAACATACCCGTCTGCTTCAGTTATTCCTGCAGCGGTAAGACGTAGCTCAATACGATCTCCAGCAGAGTAAGCCCTTGCAGTTGTACTTTCTCTTGCACGAACAACAGTTAATACATCGGTAGATCGAGCAGTGCACTGGACAATCTCTAAGTTATTAGAAGTGTCAATTAACGTAGCGTAAAAATAGTCACCACTAGTTGGGTTAGGAAACAATGCCCCGTTGCCACTAGCTACAGTAATAGATGTTGCTGAGTCAGAAATACCGCTAGCAAGAGTACTAAAGGCATTGTTTGTAAATAACGCTTGTCCCATATTTTAACTCCTTAGCACCACGCTGACTGCCGTACAGTAGGCGCAGCACGAGCCGCACCTATGTTTACACGCGCCCTACGCTCGTTTACTTTAAATATAAATTGTTTTGCATGGTACGCAGCTAACTCATTATCACTCCATGTTCGCTCTGGAAGCGTTAATAATTGTTGTAAAGCGCCGTGCATAATAGCGTCTTCTAAGTCATCCATTACAGCTTCATTCATACCAGTAGATGCTCTAGTAGGGCGCTGTGATACAAACATATTAATTTTATCAGTACTATTATCAGGCACTAACGCTACATGAAACGTAATAGGACTAAGCTGAAAAAAATATTGAGGCGTTGCTCTTTCAGCAACAACAGTGGATGGGTACTTAGGGTATAAATCATGGAGTGCTTCAAGCGTAATAGAGTTAAGCGCAGTGCCATTAATATTAGCCGTAAGAATACTGTATACTTCAGCACCTGATTCAGGAACAAAAGAATATTCAAACGTACCTGCTGTTGTCGTAACAGCAGCATGCTGGTATCGCCAAGCGTTAGTGCGTTCACACGCATCAATAGCTGCGTTACGAATATGCGTTACTATAACTGGCTGGGGACAACCCGGAACACTAGGTGCAAGCCTGTTTACAAGATCAGAAAATAATCTAGTTGCCATTATACTACCTCAATTTGAAGGGGTTGCCCTGCATTTTCTGTATCTGTTACAGGCAAAGATGCGGTAGTAGCACCAAGCTCAGCCATAAATAAATCCATATACATTTTAGCTCGCCCACTTGTAACGTGTTCATTATCAATAGATTCTGCAAGAAATACTACAACATCTACCAAAGCAGGTATATAGGCATCTGGTAGTAACGTAACCGTAGCATCGCCTGCATATGTAGGTGGAACCTGCGAGTACTCTACAGTAAGAGTTTGATTTGCAGGAGCTTTCGGGTAGATAAAAAATTTATTAGGGTTACGCACATGACGCATCCAATTAATAGCGGCTGCTGCAGTAGTATTTACCCATGTAGGTATTGTCTGATCAAGAACCTCGCGGTCTGCTTCAACTAACCCTGTTCCTCCTACAATAGAATAACACTCAATTATACGCAGTGAGTCGCTAGGTGCAGATTGAATAACAGCGTTTTCAACACAGTCTACAGTTCCGACAAAAGAAAAGAGGTCCGGACGTAGCAACTGTATCCGCTTTAATCCTTGATTACAAAGATCAAGAAGAAACGCATCACTATACCGAAACGTAACGGTCTCATCTTGAATGATCCGCCGAACCGCTGTAATTATGTCGTTTAGTATCATTTTGTATTACCGCCTGTTGCGCTAACCTTAAGGCCAGTTCCTTTTTTAGGTTGTGCTTTACTAACAGCAACTTCATCAGTTGATAAATCAACTGTAGCTTTACGTCCGACTTGCTTCTTTGGGATAAATTTTTCAGGGAACGCAACTTCTTCTGAAACTTCTTCTACAGCAGGATTATTACATAAAGTTTCATTGTAATTATATATTGTACCGTCAACTTTATGTCTAAGCCAACGGCCCGGTTGTCCAATTATAGCCATAAATACCTCCTAAAAATTAAGGAAAGGGGGGCCGTAGCCCCCCAATCAATTATGAACAGTCTACTACAACCGCCCAAACTTTAATCTTAGCAGCATCAGTTACAGCACCTGATACACCAATTAGCATATCAATAGTATCTGCAGCCGCAAAGTAATGGCTTTGGTTATCGCCATCTAGTCCAGCTCCATTTGATGAAGTAGTACCTAACGCGTTAGCATTACCACCATCAACAAACAGATCAACATCACCACCGGTAAGACCAATGTCAAATGTTGACGCTGCACCTTCAACAGTTTCAGTTGTTGCACCAACCGCCATCACTAAAGTATTAGCTGGAACGGAAAGAACTTCAATAGAATCGCCAGCAGCTAAAGCCGTAGCACCTGCTGTAACTCTATCTGCCGTAATTGTAGCGAAGTCTAGTACAACTTCCATGTAGCCGACTCTGTTAATGCCTTTGGCAGGGTGTGCCGCAGAACCTTTATCAAAGCCGTGTGAGTCTGTATAAGCAGCCATAATTCAATCCTCCTTTATGACTAAGCGATTGTGATAATGCCAGCAGTAAGAGCTTCAGGTTTAACAACCTTAAAGCCATACACTTGCAAACCACGGATGATATCCCCGAAGGTAGTTTCGGAACGCAGAGTCTCCATGTTGGTCATCTGCGAAGCGAAGGTCAATCCCTTCTTATGTCCAGAGAAAATGGTAAACTCACCACTAGCTCCAGTTGCGGATAAAGGTAGGTTGTGCGACACATAAAGTGTGAAGCGGTCAATCATACCTAAACGACCATTACGAAGGGGACTAGAACCGTCACCAGTAATAGCAGCGTCTTTCAAGTCAGATTGTTTAATTAACCCAGCCATTTTTGCAGGGATAACCATCCAACGATCTGCTTCAGGAACGTTTGCCTCATCAAGAACCGTACCGTGGTTAATGATTTCAGTTAAAACGTTTGACGACGTTAAAGCGTTAGGAGTACCCGTAACACCCAAGTCAATAGCAAGAGATTGCTCACCAGCGGTAAGACCCTTGTTTTTGGCAGGAACGTCAGTAGCAATGTTGCCTAGAACATCAGTATCAATGGTGATCTTCATACGCTCGGAAGCATCTTTAGACCATTCATCCATCATGGAGATGTCAGATTGCACCTGATCTACATCATCTTCAACACAAGCAAAATACTTACCTTTGTCAATAAGAAGCTGTAGCTTAGGCTTATCAGGGTTTTCGACGGAAAGAGTTTGACCCTTAACATAATCGTTAATTGTCAGCTCAGGGGTTGTACGGATATTAACCGTATCACCGTGGGCTTTAATCTCACCTTCGTAATCAGTGTTGGCGATTGCCGACAACACAGTAGCATCGTAAAAGTTTTCAATGAGCTTTCCACTCCAGATTTCAGGAATGAAATTCCCAGTATAACTGGGATGGCCCGGGGATGTTGCGTATGCCATGATTGGCTCCTTTATTACCTACGCGGAAGTTATACGACCTTCGTTTTGCGCTGCGAAAATGTCGCGTTCAATAGCGTCCCGCTCCTCTTCATTGCCTTCGAACCCACCCGTCCGAACCTTCTCGAAAAATTTCGTGATGTCCTGCGGCGTATAGGTTTTAGTTTCACTAGTTTTAGCTGCAGCACCGCTGCGACCTTTACCCGGTGAAACTTGTTTCTCAAGCTCAGAAGCGGGTCGATTAGGTTGAGCTGGTACGGCACCAGTTGCCGACTGCCAAGAAGTAAAGAAACTAGCTACCCGTTTAACATCCAAGTTTCGTTGGGCGTCATCAAGGTATGTCTGGCGTGTTAGCCCAGATAAAGGATCAACCTCTAATAACCAAGTTTTAAAATCCTCGGATTCATTAATTGATTGCCAATCTGGTACAATATTTGCCAAGTCAGACCAAAAGCTTTGCTCGGCACTATGCGCTTGTTGGCTAGCAAGTTGCTCAACGCGAGGCATAACTGTGCCTTGCAACTGATCAATTTTAGCCTGCATGTCAGTTAGTTGTTGCTCGTACTTACCAGCAATTTCCTGACTAACTTTACGCATAATGTCAATAGACTCTCCATATTCCTCTACTTCATCCTCAGTGAGTAAACTAACTGGAGGAGGTGTAGGTTCAGGGGTAGGTGCGGGTGTCGCCTGCATAGTTGCAATAAGCTGCTCCATTTGCTGACCACGTTGCGTCATTTCCTGCAATTGAGAATTTAAGCGAGGAATTTCAGCGTTGTACATACCCTGAAGAGTTTTATACTTCTGTTCAAAAGTTTCATCTTGGTCGTTAGCGTCCTGCTCGTCTGACGCTAACTTTGGTGCAGGTTCTTCAACACTGTCGGCAGGTGGAACTACTTGTACAACGGGTTCGGCAACCGGTGCTTCACCACTCTTGGGCGACTCAGTAGGGTTGACATCATCATACAAGGCTTGAACTGCCTCAGTCTGCTTACGAACTTGCTCTGGTACTGCCATATTACGCTCCTATCGGTATGCGTTGGTTAATAAAGTAGCTATCCATTGGACTGTGCCACTTCGGGGGAATCAGCGAGTATTTTACATAGCTCGCCTAAAACTTGACATCGCCCAGAAGCAATGCCTTGCTTATCTACTGCCGTTACTGGCAAACGCTCAAGCTCAGCATGATACTGCTCATTGAGGAATTTTGCCACACGGGGTACATTATGCGCAATATGCGCAAATGCTTTAATTGTATCGGGATCAGGTTTTATCATACTAACTTTGCTTCCTGACCACCGGCTGGATTACCAGCTTGATCTAACACCTGCGGCTGCGGACCTGTACGTCCACCATCGGGTGGAGTAATCGCAGCCTGAGATTCACGTTGAGCAGCCAAACGATTAAGCGCAGCTTTCTCACGGGTAGGTATAACCTCATCTTCAGGCATTTGTAAACCTTTAGCAACTTCTCTAAGGATAGCAGCTCGGCCATCCTGTCCCATAATCTGCATATCAAACTCGTTGGCTGTAGCTTGTAGAAACTCAACACGCCGAGAGTTTACAGTATCTTTAACAGCTAGATTAATAGCTCCACGAGGTATAATCTGAGCGTCGCCTTTTATACTTTCATCTTCATCATAGCGCATGTTGTACACATACATACGATGCACAATAAGTTTTGTAATGTCTGCATCTATGTGCATCACTACTTGTCGGATACTTTTGCCAGCCGAACCCATAAGCATTGAAAGGCCAGAGGCTGTGCGGCCTGCACCTTTTACATTAAGGTCACCTGATAAGTATGACGGTATACCGCTATGGTCGTCAGCCAGCTTACTAAACTGCTGGTATACTGCCATTAAAGCACCAGAGTTGTCGTTGGGCTGGTTAAATCGAACAGCAGGAGAAGCCCCACCAAGGGGATCGTTAAGCACTTGCCATATCCGCCAAGGGTGCATCTGCGTAATATCTTCATTCGTAGGAATACGTTCTAAGTTTACTTCAACTTGAGGTCCGGAAGCGATACCCATGTTATTGACAAGGGAACGTGCAGAGGCATTACATACGTTCTGCACATCCTCAATAATTTCTGGTATACCTTTACCCCAGAAAGCACCGGGGCTTTTTATAAACGACGTAACAGAGTAAGGTTTTTCCCCTAGAGGATCATAGTTAAGAATAGCTTTTATAACGTAGTCACCTACTAACCATACGTTTGCGTCATACTCTTTTGCAGGGTCGTCAACCTCTTCTTCGGTCAAACCCCACTCAAGCAACATACTACCACTAACTTTACCCCAGAACTCAAGGGCATCGTAAATCTCTGTAGGACGTTGTTCGGTGCTATGTTTACGTTCTAGCTCATCTTTCTCTTGGTTAACATCACTGTTAATCCAACTCTGCCCGTTACCAATCTTTAATAGCTCACGGATAGCGTCGTCATCATAACCGGGCACTCCGATAAGTTCCGACAATGCCATTCGAGTAAGGGGGTGATGCTCAA